GCTCCATATCCGACAATAACGGTATGCCCGATTCCCTCAAGATACTCAATCATGTCCTTTTGTGCCTCTGACAGTCGCCCACCGGGCTTTTTCATTTCTATCCACAATCGTAACTCAGGGACAAACAGGTCCGGGACCCCTGGAACAACCCCTTCCATCTGAAGTTTCTTCGCGGTTACAATGTCGCGCTTTCCTCCATTAGGAATTGCGAAAATTAAAATTCCTGGGTATTTTGCCCGGAACCATTGGAGGAAGCCCGCTTGGTGTGAGTGTTCTGTTGACATTTTACCCCCATTGTGCGGCCATTGCCTGAGCAATTCCCGGATACGTACGACTTCTCTCTTTCCACCTGTCAGGGCCTGGGGGCATTTTATGAATTCTTGAGTCTCTTCCTTCTACAATGTTTGTAGGTTCAAGTTTCGGAAGGTTCTTGAGCCATAAACAGGTGGCTTTTGTTTCTCCATGTCCGAACATCCAAGGCTGTATTATCTGGTCCGGCTTTCTGATACGGGTTGAGATAATGGATATAGGATTTTCAATACAGATTTTTGGTATGGGTGCTTCCATAAGTTCTTTTACAAACTCCAGCGCCGCTTTTTGTTCCTGCTGTTTGTCCTTAAACCATCTTGCACCAGAAACGGCCAAATGAGTACATGGCGGGTGTGCTATCATTAAATCCCAGCCGTCTCCTAAAATGTCTCTTACATCTCCCTGATAATGTTCTCCAGGCTTTTCTGACGGCAGTATGTCCGCACTGACGGCAGTATGTCCGCACTGACAAAATGCATCTCTTACAGTGCCTGAAAACTCACACGCGACTAAAACTCTACTCATAATTCAAAACCTCCTGCTTAACCCTAGAGTAATCCTCTCCAATCACCCGACACCACTTACCGTCTTGTTTGCATTGGATCCTCCTGGGCATAGGCCACCGCCCTGACAGTGCCTCTTCCAGTGCCTCTGATACGCTGGTGGCGTCCGAGCCTATCTTATTGAGCCACTTGAAAGCCTGCTCGGCTGCGAAACCTCCGTGATCGACGGCCAGCCAGGTGTTGTATCGCTCTCCACCCTTTGTGATGTAAGAGATTTTCATTGAGTCCGGTTTTCCTTCCTTGGTATGCCGGCTATACTCAACAAACTGAACGTTAACCCAAAACGGCTCTATTTGGTCAGTCAACACCGCTCCATCAAACGCCTGGGTGCCGTGATTGGGGAGTGTTTCCTGTTCGGGGTAGGTGTAACCGCACTGATTACATTCACGGGCGCTGGCATGGATTAATGCGTTACATTGTGGACATTGCTTTAAGGGCGGGGCTCCTCCATTACCTACCTTTTTAGGAGAGAGATTATCAAGTTGACCGTGCTCCATAACATTATTACCCATGTCTAATAGTAAACAGTTCTTTTTTCCTGGAAATGTTCTTAATCCTCTCCCGGCCATTTGGGCGTATTTAGCCGTTGATTTAGTAGCCGTCAATAATACGACTAAATCACATTCTGGCACGTTTACCCCTTTTGTCAATACGTTTACGTTTACGATTGCCCTTATTTCTCCTGCTTTGAACTTCCTTATTACCTCATCCCTGTCTTTTGTCTGCATGTCTCCGGTAACAATATCTGCATTTATACCCCTGGATTGTATCTCTGATAGGACGTTATGAGCGTGGTTCACACCTGCACAGAAAATCATCCACGATTTACGATCGGAGCCATACATTAGAATTTCATCAACTGCCGATCGGATAATTTCAGGATCATCCGCCGCACATGCTAGTTCTGATTGGTTGTATTCTCCTGCAACGGTATGGACGTTTGTTAAATCTATATTCTTTATTCCTCCTTTTGAGATAATGGGACATAAAAACCCATTATCAATAAGATACTTAATTTTAATTTCGTGGGCGCACCCGTCGAAAATTGCATCCTTCCCTTCCCACAATATACCCTGATCCAACCTATACGGGGTTCCTGTAGTTCCCCATATTCCTACTCCTGGATTCGCTAGCGTGGCTGATTTTATCAGCTCTCCATACATGGTATCTGATTCTCTGGAAACAGCGTGAGCTTCATCTATGCAGATGATAGAGAAGGCCGGAAAGAAGTCATACATTTTATTGTATATCGACTGAACACCAGCAAAAATGATTTGTGCTTCGGTATCCCTGCGATTTAACCCGGCAGAGTAGATCCCGGTTGGTGCTTCAGGCCAGTATCGTTTTAGCTCTTTTTCATTCTGGGATACTATTTCTTTTGAATCGGTTACAATTAGGATTCTAGTATCTGGCCATTGCTTTAAAGTCTGCTCACAGAACCCTGCAATGATGGCGGATTTTCCAGCGCCCATTGGGGCCACTACTACCGGGCGTTTGCCTCTATACGTCCAATACGTGTATAGTTTATCAATAGACTCCTGTTGATAAGGCCTTAGTTGCACTTACATCTCCTCACTCGACAAATACCCTGGGCCATTGCGTCTCCCGTCGGCGTAAAGGATCCAGTTTTCTTCCTCTGACGCATCCACCGCTTCAGAGTGAACCAGGTGCGGGTTAAAGATATGGCGTTCACATACCTCCTCTGTCTCGCATCGTCCCCAATGTGCACAGGTGCGACAACAGACCCGGGGCATCTCTTCCCAGTTGCAGATCTTCTGAAACTCACACCATTTGCACTCGAAACTCTCCCACCGCTCAAGCGGGGCGTCTGACGTGACTATCCGCTCGGCCTTGTTTATCAATAAATCGTATGTTGGTTTATGGAACTCACACCTTTCGGTATAGATAGAATCATCATTCTTGTTTACTACTATATACAAGGCTCTTTTTAAGTCCAAAGCTCCCATGTAGACCATCATCTGGGCAAAGTGTAGAGGCTTTGCTTTTTCAACACCGTTTTTTATGAGGGCTTTATAGTTCTTGTCTGACGAGGTTTTTATCTCCAGAAGGTGTTCGGTTTTGGGCGCTTCGGGTATCCCAAGCACAATCCCGTCTATACTCCCGGCAAACTTACCGCCGAACATACGGAAGTTTATCTGGTTCCCGTCGTCTCCACGATCCCACACCTGGAGTCCGGCAGAGCGGAGGTTACGGATAATTCGTTCTTCCTCGCGTTTGCCCGTCTCAAAGAGCCGTAACATCCTTCCAGAGAAGGCCGGGAGTTTGCAGTGGTGATAACTGTACCATAAAGCCCGCTCGCACTGGGCTCCAATCTGGGAGGCTCCCAAGTGGGGGCGGGGTGGGGAGTTTTTGTAGGTGGAATAGATGAGATCAACAGTGGGAGAAAAAAGGTTATTCGGAAGGGTTACCATGTTAATTTTCCCAAGGTTTCTTCCCGTTTCCCTTCTTTACAGGAGAGGAGGAGAGCGATGAATACCCCTTAACTATATTGCTTTCCCCATATTCACCGGATGCAGGCCGGATCCCTATCTTGACGCTGAACGGTTTATCATGCAACTCCTCACTATCTTTTGGGTGCATGACTCCAACAGCCCGGCAGATGCTTGATAATGCCTTTTGGGCTATCTGCTGCGCAACGGAGTTTGGATTCTGGATGTTGAGCCTGTCAAAGATCAGGCGGTTCTTATACTCACCCTCGACTACCTGAAGAGTGAGCTGTAGATACTGGCCGTTCCCGGTTTTGGTTGGTTTCATTTCGCTCTGGGTGATAACTACGGTATAGTTTCCCACCGGAAGCGGGCTGAAATCTGACTGCGGTTCGATTGCTTCTGCGTTAAAATCGATCAATGCCATGTTAGTTCGTTCCTGGTATGTGTTGCTCGAATTCACTCCATACGAGCGGGAGAGTTTCAGGCATGCTGTAGCGGTTCTTTGATACGTAAGCCGGGTTTGCACCCACATTAATGACACGTTCACCCGTGCTTATGGCCCGGTTTCTCTTTTCACCAAACCCAGCCTCCTCTGTCTTCAGGAGGGTTTTGAGTGATGCAAAGCCTATGATGTCGCTATACTCCTCGGCGATTGCAGAGGCCCTCTTGTGTAGTTTGAGAGCGTGCATGTCATAGGCCGGGTGTATGGGATCTTCAACGTGCTGAATGACACTGTGAGCGGTCATTATAATGAGCATGTCCTTTTCGTCCCTCAAGGCCGTTACGTAAGCAAAGAACTTTCGCCATTCCGTGCAGGTCTCAACGTATCCGCGGCCATATCCTGGAGCTTCTATACTTGAGACTCCCAGACGTTTACAGGTTGCCGCCCAGATAAGAGGTTCCAGCCAGTCTAGGCTGTCCACAACGACTGTCTTAAACGTGTGGTCCTCTTCCGCCAGGCTCTGGAGTGATTCTAGAACATCCTCGAACGAGGTTGCAATGGGGAACCGTGGGGCGTCTAATACTCCCAGTCCGTCTTCCGTTTGGATTACAATAGGTGCAGGTGCAGAAACGGCAAAGGTTGTTTTTCCTATGCCTGCTTCTCCATAGATTATCATTCGAGGGGGTTTTATTGACGCCCTCGAGATGTCTTTCAAGCTTATCATGGTTTTTTCCGTTTTGTTTGGTAGGTCACGTGTACGAG